AAGAATAAGACAAACGAAGAAGTAAAGAAAATGCCCGCTAAGTTCTCCTTTAAAAAAGAGCCGCAACCTGTCCCTGTTGAGACACATTCACAGACGAGTGAGCCAGCTAAGCCGTTCAAATTCAACTTTGGTAAATAATCAAACAAATCTAATAGCAAGAGAAATAAAATGCCATTATCACTAATCCAAAAAAAGACTTGTAAGACATGTGGCAAGGTCGCAGTCGAAAAGTCTAGGATTAACTTCGGAACGTCAAAGTGGGTTGCATTAGAATGCGGCCACATGACAACCGAAGAAGTGATTAAAAGTTTTGATTATGAGAACTTCGCATGGCAGTCTGACGGTAAGAGTAATAAGCTCATGCCGTATCAGATTGAAGGAATCAAATTTCTTGAGAAAGCAAATGCAAGAGCACTACTCGCAGACGAGCAAGGATTAGGGAAGACAATCCAAGCCGGTGCGTTGCTTTCCATTCATGCAGAACAACTCAGCCCATTCCTAATTGTAACAAAATCTAAGATTGTTACTCAATGGCTGCACGAAATGCTAGCCTTGAGTAATAAAAAGTTAGCAATCCAAATCATTACATCCGGTAAGATGAAAGCAATGGATGCATTTGATGGATGGATTATCAGTTACGATTTATTAAAGAATGAAGATATTTTTGAGGATATCCAACCTAAAACAATCATATTAGATGAATGTCAAGCAATTAAAAATCATCTAGCAGACAGGGCAAAGGCAGTACAGAAGATTGCAAGTAAGGCTGAGCATATTCTAGGATTGAGTGGGACTCCAATAAAGAATAACGCTGGAGAATATTTCACAATCCTAAATCTCTTGCAACCGAGCCGTTTTCCACAATATCAAAGGTTTATTGATTATTACTGTGACCACTATGAGTCTGGCTTTTACCAGAAAATCGGTGGATTACGAGACCCTGAAGGTTTCAGACGACGGACAGAAGACTTTGTAATCCGACGGACTAAAGCCGAAGTATTGCCTGATTTGCCTCAACTCACAAGAAAATTCTTTCATTGCGAGATGGATGGTAAGTTAAAGAAGACATACGATAGACTTTGGGATGATTTCTCAAAGAAGTTCTACGAAGAGGACAGTGCAGGTAGTGCTGCTCAAATTGCTATTATGACAGCAATGAGAGAGATTACTGGAGTTGCAAAGGTTGAAACGTGCATTGATTTTGTTACTGAGTTCCTGCTATCAACAGATAGAAAGATTGTAATATTTGCACATCATCACAAGGCAGTTACATTGCTTGAATTGCAATTAAACAGTTGGCTTGCAGATGGTGGATTCAATAAGTGCATAATGATGCGGGCTGGTGATGATGCTGGGGTGAGAGTAAAAGAATTCAGAGACAATCCAAATTCACGAGTAATGATTGCATCGACACTGTCTGCTGGCGAAGGATTGAATCTTCAATTCTGTAGTGATGCAGTCATGTTAGAGAGACAATGGAATCCAGCGAATGAAGAACAAGCAGAAGCTAGGTTTCATCGATTCGGGCAATTGAATCCTGTATCTGTAAATTACATGATTTGCAGTCAAACAATCGATGAATACTTCACACAGTTGGTAGAACAGAAAAGGGCAATTGTTGCATCAGCACTAGACGGTAAGGTAATGGAATGGAATGAGAATAGTCTGATGAAAGAATTAGCAATAATTCTGGCAACGACTGGCAAGAAGTGGAGTCTTTAGTTAAGAGAGATTTAATTCTTTATACTGCTCTCAATCAAATCATACAAATCATGCGGGGCTGATTGAGAGCAGAATTAAAGAATCAAGTCGACTTTACGAGTACGAGTACACATTGATTCAAGTAGACATTGATTCACATTTGATAGTTCGATAAGTAACTTGAAACAGTTTCATTCATTGGGATAAATAGCCCATCGATGGACAATGAATGAAGACAAGTGAAACGAACTGTCAATAGGCTGACTGTTGTTGAATTTGTAACTGATTGAATCAGATAACAACAGCAACAACAGTCAGCCGCCCTTTTCGAGTAAACATTGATACAAGTAAATATTGATATAAATAGTATATGTCAAAAGTAAACATAGTCCTTGATGCAACAATGCTAGACACATTCCAAACATGTGCATGCAAATTCAACTACAGACATAATCTAAATAAAGTTACACCTGACAAGGCTACACCTCTAGACAGAGGCTCTCTAGTGCATGACGGTAATGAAGCTTATTACAATGCATTAAAGAGTGGAGAGGGTTGGATTAATGCAGTGCAATTGGCAAGAGAAGCAGTACAGATTAAAAGTAAGGAAAGTAATTTAGAGCCAGCCGCAATCTCCCGTATTATAGATGTTCTCGAAGAGCATTATGATTATTGGAAAATTACTGATTTAAATTACGAAATCCTTGCAGTCGAGCAACCTTTCATGTATTGTCTTCATGAAACAGATCTTTACCGCATTATGATGATTGGTAAGATTGATTTGCTTGTGAATGACTATCAACAGAATCATCATTACGAGAATTTAGTCATTGACCATAAATCCTATGATAGAGAATATCCTGTAAGAGAAAGAACAAACCAATTCTTGAATTATGTGAATGCATCAGGAAGTAATTATCTTGTTGTGAATAAGATTGGTTTTCAAACATCAATACCCGTTGAGAAGAAAATGAAACGTATTCCATTGTCCTACAATGATTTAATGTTAGAACAATGGAGAGCTAATGTGATTAAATGGGTTGAGTTATACATGGAATGTGTAGCTGAAGGTGTATGGCCCATGAATGACACTAGCTGTACGAAATTCAATAAAATCTGTGAATATGATGAAGTATGTAATAGTTCAGGTATTGAAGCTAAAATGTATAAACTAGAGATGAATTTCAATACGGCTGAACCCTGGGACGTTTCAAAGTCTCTTGGCTTAGACAAAGGAAAAGAGAATGATAAGGTACTATAAATTATCATTTAGTACAAATCCTAGGTCTTTTACAAGCATCTTTAATAATATTCAAAAAATTGATATTATTATCGAAGCCTCAAGTCCAGAAGAAGCAGAGAACGATGCCAGATGGACATTAAGACTCGAAACATTTGATGTAATTCTAGACAAATGTATTCTTTTAAAGGAGGTAAATCATGAGGATATTGAGACTAATAGGTGAAATTCTTTTATTGGCAGCCGCAATGTTCGTTATCATATTTCTATTCAGTTTTGCGTGAGCGAGGAGAACATGAGTCCACTTAAATATGATTACCTTGTAGGTAGTTACGTGTATCTTGATGAAGTTCCAGATAAAGAAAGTGATGCAGATGAAGTAGAAGAAGATTTTGATGATCCTGATTATAATTATGGAGATGAGTATGACTATGAAGAGGACGATGAGGACGATGACGATAATGAAGACAACGAGTCAGAAGAAATCCAATAGTCGTTATGTAATCTATTACAGATGGAACGATGAAAAGTTTGAACTTTATTTCAACGACTACGAATCAGCAATCATAAAGTTACATGAGCTAGAGGCTACTGGAAAAAGTCCTAGCTTACACATAAGGTTAAATCAATGACTGTAGGAAACTACAGGTTAAAAACATGAGTACTGAAAAGCATATCCATAAGCTAAAGAGGCATACGTATAGATCTGGAAGGGAAGTGTATTTCTGTATTCTTCCAGATTGTAATTTTAAAATCAATCCTCCTTTGGCATTGGGTAAGCGGACAATCTGTCATCGTTGTCACAAACCATTCATCCTAACTGAATATAGCATTAGGTTAGTGAAGCCGCATTGTGAAGCATGCCATAAGAGTAAAAGAATTGAAGTCCATCCTGAGGTAATTGAGAATGAATCCAAGAGTGAGCCTGCACAAGTTTCAAACGATTTGCGTTCTCGTTTGGAAGGAAGCATCACAGCACTTTTGGACAAGTCTATCTCAGATGAAGATGAGGATCTGTAGACATAAGACATCACTTTTAATTATCAGGGATGGAAGGATTCTAGTTAAATGTTTTGACTGTCATTTCGAATCCAATGGAGTTAATACAAAAGGAGCATACAAATGACACAGAGATTAGAAAGGCGATATTATTCTTCAAGAAGCGCAGTTGAGTATCCACAAATCCTAAAGACAAAAGAAGAAGCCATTGCTGATGCAAGACAGAAGTTACATGACGGCAATGGTGGATATGAGGAGATTTACATTGTCGAAGTTGTTAAAGTAGTTAAGATTATTCAAACTCCGACAATTGTTGAGGATGTAATCTAATGAAAGCCTCTGATATGACACCAGGAAGTAAAGTGTCAATGCTATTAAAGGCACCGTGGGGGTTTGGTAAAACAATTGCAGCCGCATCCTGTGCAGTAGAAGGACCAGTTTACATTGCCTATTTCGATAAGAGTTCTCCAATTGAGGTATTCACATTCTATAAAAAGCACCGTCCCGACTTGTTAGATAGAATTGAATACGATATTTATGGTGCTCACAATGCACATGAATATCTCAATAAGCTTATTGACTTTAGCCGCAATGGCTGCCGTTATGTTGCAGTCATCACTGATAGCTTGACAAATTTAACTGCAGCCGCAGTGAACTGGTCATTAGGGTTCAGAGACACAAGAAAGAGAACAGATAAGATTAATAAAGACGCACCAGCAATCATTCCTGACTTCGACGAGTACAAGGTTGAAACTTCATTAGTTACACAAGCATTGGATATCTGTAGGAGTTTACCGGCGCATATGATTTGGACTGCACATCCATTGCCAGCAATTAAGGTTGAGGGTGCAGGTGCAAGCATTAAAGTTACCAAAGTAGTCTCTCTAGTTACATATGGTTCTAAGGTAGCTGGAATTGTACCGGGTCAGTTTCAAGAAATTTATCATTTTAGCAAATCAATTGACTATTCGACCAATCCAAGTACTATTAAGTACACAGTAAACACGAATTCAGTCGGTGATGATTTTGCTAAAACGGCACTAGACCTACCAAATGAGTTAGATATTACTAATAAACTCTTTTGGGAAGTCTGGAAGGAGGCCTTGAATCATGATTGATAATAAAGTATGTCAAGTATGTGGAACTCCATATAATATTATTGAACTTAAGCTATCATCTGATAAGGTATTTGGTTTTCTCTGCATACAGCATCTAATAGACTATGAGCTAATTATCCAACAAGCTTGCGATGCTCATAGAAATTATTTACTTAACATATTTAAAGCTTTTGTTTCCCCTAGCAAAGGAGGAACTAATGAAGTAGAAAAGCTATCGGATAGGGAAAGAGAACAAAAGTAAACCATCAGAGTAAACCAGAGGAGAGCCTAAAATGAGAGCAGTATTGACACCAGATGATATGAAAAAGGGTGAGTTGATTGAGCCGGGTTGGCATCCTGCAGAAATTGTCTCTTATGAAGAGAAGGATTCCAATACTGATAAGTCCACTAATTGCATCTTTCACTTTAAGGTGATTGATGGCAAGGAAAAGGGTAAGCAGGCAAATAAGCTATTCAATGAGAAGGCTTTAGGATTTGGTAAGAATCTCTGGCCTCTCATTGGAATTCCCGGTAATGCAAAAGAAGGCTTCACTGACTTGTCGACTGAACGATTTCAGGCTTCAGTTGGCAGGAAGCTCAAAATTTATGTGAAGCGAGGCAAGAGCAATAAGGGTAATGATTTCAATGACGTTCAGGATTTCATGCCCCTTTGATTGAACTAGGGTAACGTAGGCTGGATGCTATCGAATAATTCTGTGAATAAGATAGCATTCAAGAGAGTTGGCCCTCAGAATGATCTTTTCATTTTGCCCAAGTGAAAAGGACATCCAGCCATTTTTTGGTGATTTATGACAATCAATAGTGAGACATTTATGTTAATACTTCTAAACTATAACAATAATACTATCTCTATCAATCCGGGTGAAAAAGACCAAGTTGTATTAAATCCTAAGCATGCAAGAATGCAAGACTTCAAGAACTTTCTAGAGGAGTTGTTGAATAGAGTTTATAGTGCAATTGATAGACGACCAAGTACTGAAGGTGAAGAAGTAGTTCTAATGTCCTTAGATGAAAATCAGCAGTTTACAATAGGCGAATGGTAGAACGATTCATCGATGAATTTGGAACTAGAGGTGGCCAGTCTGACGCGCTAAGTAGAACTATAGCTAAGAAGAAGTTTCAGAAGATTCAATTCCATTATATTACTGGGAAAAATAAGTTCATGCTTTCAATTCCAGGATACGATATGATTTCAGTATCAAAAAGAAATGCTGAACGGCTAGCCCAGTGGATTCTAACATTCAAGGAGAGCGTAAATGTCACACCTGAGAAAGCAAACTTGGGTAGAAAGAGTAAAAGAGGTACATAATTTTCATATATCTAGGCTTAGGGATATACCTAATTGGCGTGTACAGGATACTGCTACTCTACTGAATCGTTCTAAGGCTGCTATTTCTGATGATCTAATGTTAGCGTCGTGGTTAATGACTCACGAACAAACCTTAACAAAATTTAAAAACTACGTTGATGCAGTTAAATGGGTTCGCATCAAGAAGGGTGAATTGCGTTTAAGGGAGATTTCTTAATCTATTAACTCCAATGCCAAACTACGTAGCCGGTGTGGGACCACTAGAACCAAAGCTAATGATTATCGGGGAAGCACCAGGAAAGAATGAGGATGAAGCTGGCATTCCTTTTGTTGGTGCTTCAGGAGAAATGCTGAACGAATTTCTATCATCAGCAGGTATCTCAAGAAATGATTGCTATATTACAAACGTAGTCAAGTACAGACCACCCAATAATGACTTGAAGAAGTTGAATCTTATTGGAGTTGACATTGCAGAACAAATTAGATTACTTTGGGATAACGAAATTCGAGTTCTACGTCCTAACTGCATACTTGCCGTTGGTGACACTGCTCTTAATGCTGTCACGAACTTATCCGGAATTCTTAATTACCGTGGCAGTATCCTCCTGGCGAATGACGGTAAAACGAAGGTTGTACCAACGATACATCCAGCCGCATTAATGAATCGTTCTGGCTATGGTGAAGAAGGGAATGGAGCATTACCATATGTATATACCAAACTTATGCAGAGTGATATTTCTAGAGCAGTTGAGGAAGCAGCTAAATCGGATTTATCATTGCCTATTCGTCAACTTGACGTTGCTAACAATAGTCTTGATGTATTTCGCTTTTTCAGAGAATACGAACATTTATCTAAAGCAACAATGGATATTGAAAGCATTAATTGTATTCCTGTATGCATTGGGTTTGCTTTCAATAAGTTTCATGCTATCAGTATACCGTTGCTTAGGAGAGTGGGCAAAGTTGAACTTACAGGAATGGGACCAAATGAACTCAACGAATGCTGGAAGATAATTGATCAATCTCTTAGACGTTTAGATTTAATTGGTCACAATTTAAAGTATGATGAATTCAAACTTTCACTCTCTGGATTCAGATGTTCATCTATTTTATCAGACACTCTTATTAAAACTAGAGTTATCTTTCCTGAGCTACCTGATAAGCGTCTATGCACAGTTGCATCATTATGGACAAGAGAGCCGTATTATAAGGATGAAGGCAAAGAATTCAAGATTGGAAAATCTCCTGTTGAGCAGCTGTTTAAATATAATGCGAAGGACTGTGCAGTTGAATTTGAAGTTGATGAGGAACAAGAGGTTGATTTACATGAGCTAGGTGATAAATATAATGTTGATATGCATTGGTATTATTATGAATATCAGATGAAGAAACATAAGCTATATTTGAAGATGGAGAATAACGGATTTGCGGTTGATTCGAATAGGCAAAAAGAATTACAAATTAAGTATACAAAGTTAGAAGAAGA